CGAGTGCGCGGACTGTCAGGACCCGACGCGCGAGGATTGTCCAGCGCGCGCCCTGGCGAGGCGCCTAGCGGCGATGCGGCGGCGGGAGGGGTTAGGGGAGCGGATGCCGCCTCGCGGCCCTGTGGGCCGTCCGCAGGGGCGTCCCCCAGGTCGATCTAGCGGGCGATCGTCCGGGTGATCGGCGTCTAAGGCGACGAGGGAGCGCTTCACGGGATCGTCGCGGTCTGATCCGGCCACGCTGGCGTGCCGCCATCGTCCATCACGCCGGCTTGCGTCGAGAGGGTCGCTAGCACGTCCCGCTGCGCGGTGTAGAGGGCGGTCACTTGTTCGGCGGTTAGCGCGTGAGTGATCCCGTCAATGTCGGGATATTCGACGGTCACGCCACCGGCCCTCGGCGTCCTGATCCCCCCAGGCGGCGGCACCTGATCATCTGGCAGTCCTAGTCCCGAAGCGACGTCGCGCGCGAACGAACCGAGTAACGCGACGGCGCCACCGTCGAGAGGATATGTCGCGCTCGCCGCTGGGGTGCCGGTCGAGGTCGTCGCGATTCCTGTCGCGCGGCGCACAATCACTTCCTGATCCGCGCTAGGCGGGACGGGAACGGGCGGCGCGAACGTCGTGCCGTCATAGGTCCATCCGAGTTCGACCGGCTCGTCGGCGGGCACCGGAGCGAACTGCGCCGCAATCTCGGGCGCGAAGCAATCCGAGATCGGCACACCATCGGGCGGTGTGAACAATTCGACCACGACGGTATCGGTGATGCGGGCGTATTGTGTCATTGCTTCACCATTCAATTATGACGACACCACTTGCACCAGCGCCACCCATGAGGGACGGCGCGGAGTAAGCCGCACCGCCACCAGCGCCATAGGCTCCGCCGTCTTGTTCAGAAGCGACGCGGGCGGTCGCCGCCCTTCCAGCGCCACCAAATATGCTGTTACCGCCCCCACCTCCGGCAGGGACGGTGCCATTTCCCTGCGCGTCGATCCCGGCGCCACCTTCAAAATTAAGGTCGCCGCCAGACCCCAGGCCCCCGTCGCCGATACCATACGGGTTTCCTCCAGTGGCACCCACGCCGGCCTTGCCGCCTGTGGCACTGCAAAACGCGCCAAAGCTTGAAGTGCCTCCGGGGTTGCCGTTCAGCCCGCCAGGGGTCGTCGTGGAACCGGCGGGCGATGCGCCGCCCTGACCGACTGTAACGACGACGGTATTGCCAGGGGTAAGGCCGGAGACGTATTTGATAGCGGCACCACCAGCGCCGCCGCCGCTGCCGGTCCATCCGCCAGTCGTGCCCATCGAGCCGCCGCTGGCGCCGCCACCTACCACCGTCACCTTGACCCTGCCTACGCCGACCGGGACGGTAAACGTGCCGGAACTCGTGAATACACTTATACCGCGCGGTCCGGCCCCGGCCCGAATGGCGGCGAGCAATTGACTGTTGTTCGTCTTGTCGAGCGCGATTCCAGTCGCCTCTATGACGGCGGAGACTTCCTCTTGAAGCGCGTTCATAAATTCATAACGAACCACGGTCGCGGCGAAACCGCTCGATCCCGGCGAGCCTCCTGTGAAATATCCCGGCGTGCCCTGCGGGCGTGGCGCGGGGAGTGTCGGAACGGCGGTCGGATCGTCTATGCGGTGCATGTTGCCTATTCCTGGCCGGTCTGCGAGGGGACGGGCGTCGGCGGGTCGGCTGCGTTGCCTTGCTCGACCCACGCCAGATATTCCGTGTAATCGCGGTTTCCTCCGTCGAAGGGAATGACGGCGCCATCACTGCGACGCTCCACGGCGTGCACCGTCATGCCGGGGAGCGGTGCGACGAGTTGGTATGGTTGCATTTTGCATGTGTCCTTAAAGATCGGCGGACGCTTGGTAGGTTCCGTAATACCCAAACGACCCCGGCCCTGCGGTCACTCCTGCGATGTAGAAGCCTGTGGGGGTGGCCGGGGTAACATTTGGGCCAGTAAGATTCACCACCGAGGTCCCTGAGGTGGTTATCGTTGGCGTCGCCCTCATACCTACGGAAAACGATTGAGTGACGCTTATGTTCGAGTTCACGGCGCCCGTGCTGCCGAAGTAGTTAAAGTATCCAGTGGCATAAAAGCGCCGCGCATTTGCAAGATCATATCCGGGGTCTGGCTTCTCTAGCTGCGTCATCACGCTGCCAACCTCTAGCTGCAAGCCCCATAGCTGAACCTCGCCAGCCTGCACGCCGACATTACCGGAGCGGGGAGCAACAGCGCTCCCTGAACTCAACCATATATTTAACTGTGAAAAGTCGTTGCCGTTTGTTCCGACGACCTTGCCGCTCGCGCTTGGCACTGCCAACGTGACAGAGTATCGGCCCCATACCGCGCCGGTTGTTATCGAAATGCCGTTACTATTAAACGCTGGAGCAGACGGCGATCCGCCTGTGCCGAAATTCTGATCGATGCTGACACCGATCTTTGTTTGCGCGCTGGAGTAGGCGTAAAACGAGACCGTGACGGTCTTGCCAGCCAGTCGCCGAACGTTGTCGATAGGCTGGAATAAGACGGTATAGGAATTTGCGTTCGCGTTGCCCGTAAAAAAAACGTCCAGAAAATTGGCTGCGCTTTCATCGTTGACAGCGGTCCGTATCCCGTCATTCGCCGCCTGGATTGACACATTCATCGTGTCAAACGAGTTGCTGATCTGCCAGCGATCGGCGGTGTATGTATTCGCCGTCGTCCAAGGCCCGTTGCCGCGCTGTCCGATATTAAAAAGCGGGTTGTGAAGGACGTTCCTTCCGGTAGCGTTATAGGCTGGAGCCACTTGCGCGGCGGTCTGATAGCCCGAAGGGTTAGATGTGGGATAGCGGCTGGTATCGCTCGGATGCGCGTGATCGGACCTCGCCCACGTGCCCCCGACGCCGACAGCGGCGGCGGCGTCCATGATTGGCGGCGTCGTCGAGGCGAGAGGGATAGCGTTTTGCAGCGCTATGATTTCATCATAAGCGTGCTGAAAATTGGCGCGGACGCTCGCCGTGGTCGGCGTTCCGGTTACGGGAACTGAGGGATCAATCGCTGAGGTCATGGTGCCCATTCATCCCAGATTGATGTGAAGTCGTCCCATTCCGAAGCGCCTTCGTCCCACTGCGAGAACGGGTAATGATACTCAAACATTGGAACGGTGTGCGCTGGCGCATACATACGGATCAGACATTCAAGCTCCGCGTTGCCCCAAGCTATCAGCGGCTCGCCGGCGTGCGAGTCGTCGGTGCGGAAGTAAACGTAGGTTTCCTCTGCCGAGAATACCGTCCAGGCATAGTCCCATGTGCTATCGTAGAGCGGTTCGTCGGCGCGGTTGATGTCGACGCGGAACGCGGAAAATGTTGCGATCTGAATTGTGAAACCGTGCGCGGCGGCAAGCTCGATGAAATAATGTATGGACTGTCCGCCGCGCATCGAGAATTTCGCGCACACCGCCGCCTGTCGCTGTTGGATCGTGGTCAGCGGTTCACAGTCTGGTAATCCGAGAGTTGCTTCCCATTCCGGCAACATCTCTGCGGCGACGCTGCACGGGAAGGTTTCACCGATCACCTCCCCGGCGCGCGCGTGCAGCCGCGCCCAGGTCGGCATCAGCGCTAGCAGTTGCTCCGCTTGCACCGTGCCCCATCCGCGATGCCAGACGCGGCCACGCGGCAGCAGGCGTTGAAACTGCCAGAGGTAATCGGTCGCGGACGCGACGGGCAGCGGCATCAGATCACCGAGAGGGTGCCCATGACTGGCAGCGCTCCGGCTGGCGCGACGACTGGCGCGGCGGGGATCGTCATGTCGAAGCGGTTCACCCCCGGCGTGCCGCTGATCGCGGTGTAAAGCTGCGAGGGATAGATCGTGCCGCCGACTTCGCCGAAGGCGAGGAACGCGTCCGCGAGCGACGCGCGGATCGAGGTCTCCATCTCGACGGTCGAGGGATCGAGGCTGCCGATCGTCACGTCGATCGAGAACGGCACGGGCGCGGCGATGAAGACGAGCGCGGTCACGGGTTGGAGCGGCCACAGATGTTCGGCGACGTTAAGCTGATCGCCGCTTGCGGTCGGTCCTCGCGTTTCTTCACTGGCGCAGCCGTCGGTTCCTTGCGGGAAGCCGTTATGCGCGGCGTTCGCTGCGTCGAACATCGGATAAACCTGAACTTGTCCGGCGCTCGATTGTATCCAGGCGCGGGTCACGCCCGGAACTTCGAGCGCCCATTCGATGTAATCCGACGCGGCCCCGCCCTGCGGCGGTTGCGCGTAGCGGAACAGCATCCGTGTGCGGAAGTCGGCTTGCGTCTCTTGATCGGCGCCCCCGGTCAGCGACGTTCCGGTGACGCCTCCGCCGTTGATCCCGACGATCGGCGTGTCGATCCCGATCGGGATTCCGGCGTCGGCGTTCGTCCCGACTCCGTTCACGGCGGCGACGATCGGAACGATCAACAGGCCGGTCGCGTCGACAGTGCCATCCGCGGTGGTCGTGTAGGGCACGGCGTCCTGGCGGGTCAGCGCGGTGCCGGAAGGCAGGACGAGCCCGGCAGTGCCGGTGAACTGCGCGCTGCCTGACGCGGGCGAACTGTCCTTTTGATAAACCCCGATCAGCGCGGCCCAGGCATAGAGAAACTCGTCGGTCGCGGTGAACGGGACGGACTGTCGCGCGATCCAGTCGAGGTAGCCATAGACGCTATAGGCCAGCCCGGCCATGACCCAGGCGAGGACGCGGAGGACGGCGTTCCGAAGCAGTCCGTCGAGACCGGGCACCCCGGAAGACGTGACGTCCTCGATCGCTTGGTTGCGGAGCGCGGTCAGAGTTGGCCTAGCAAACGGGATGACACACACTCCCCAGTCGGAGGAACCAATGAACCCGCGTCCGTTGCCACCCCGTGAATATCTGCGCGAGTGCTTCGATTACGATCTGGAAAGCGGGGCGCTGCGATGGCGCGAACGACCGCGCGGACATTTCAGTCGTCCGAACGTCCACGCGGCTTTCAACGCCCAGAGCGCGGGACGCTTGTTCGGCAAGGTCACCCGCGACGGGAACGGGCGGGCGGGCGAACTTGATGGTATTTGCTACAAGGCGCACCGCTTGATCTTTAAGCTTATGACCGGCCTCGATCCTGTCGAAGTCGATCACCGAGATCGCGACAGGCTGAATAATCGCTGGTCCAATCTCCGCGACGCCACCCAAGCGCAGAACAACGCCAACGTCGGCGCGCGTCGCCACAATCGGCTCGGTATCAAAGGCGTTAAGCCGCACGGTCAGAGGTTCATCGCGCGGATTACTGTTGATCGACGGGCGGTGCATCTCGGAGTGTTCGACACCCCCGAGGCTGCCCACGCGGCTTACGTCGAGGCGGCGCGCGCTAGATGGGGAGAGTTTGCGGCCAGCGAATAGCATCAGGCGGCGATCCTACGCGCGAGGGGAAGGGCGGCGATTGGGGGTCCTTGCGCGACCGCGCGGAGCGTCGCGAGGTTGTCCCACGCCCAGCCGTAGACGAAGCGGGTCAGCGATCCGTCCGGCTTCGTGATCGCGACGGCGATGCCCATCATGGTTCCGCCGATCGCGTTGTCGAGCCAGCGCGTATCAACGACGACCGAGGACGCGACCGAGTCGTCGATCAGCCATTGCAGCGCGTCCTGTGCGTAGCGTCGCGCGAGGCCGAGGGTGTCGCGCGTCTTCTTCGCGCGGTCGAGTTGCCAGAGGTTCGAACCGAGCGGCTGATCGGAATAAAGGTCGGCCCACCAGCCCCGGCGATCGGAGGTCCCGTCTGTCGGAACGAAGTCGGGCGTCGCGAGGCGATCGGTGAACAGGCTGACGAGGCAGGCGGTTTCGAGGTCCTGTCCGGACTGAAGATCCCCGTCCGCGAGTGACCAGTCGCCCATCGCGTTCGTGTTGTCCCACTGAATGAGGATGTCTCCGGCACAGGTCGCGGGCGGCAGCGTTCCGTCCGCTTGCGGCAGCGGCAGTCCGGCTTCCTCGATCCAGCCGGTCATGGGCGGGCCTCGAGCGCAGCGACGCGGGCGGTCAGGGCGGCGACGAGGGCGCGAAGCTCGTCGAGTTCGCTGGTCGCTGCGGCGTCGAACTCCGTGACGAGGCCGTCCCACTGCGACGCGCCCATCCTGGCCTTGATCACGCCGGAGGCGTCGACGGTGATCGTCGTCCCGTCGACTTTGATGCCGCCGAGGACGGTCGTCGACGCGATCGGCAACGTATAGGTCGGCCCTGCGGGTCCCTGCGGCCCTTGGGGTCCTTGTGGTCCGGGCACGGTCGAGGCGGCCCCAGGCGGTCCCTGTGGCCCCGTGGCGCCGGTCGTCCCGGCTGGCCCCTGCGCTCCGGTCGCTCCGGTGTTGCCCTGCGGCCCCTGCGGACCTTGGGGTCCGGTAGGTCCGGGGACTGTCGAATCTGCCCCAGGCACCCCCTGCGGCCCCGTGGCGCCCGTGGTGCCGGTGGTTCCTTGCGGTCCTTGTGGTCCAGTCGCTCCGGTCGGCCCTGTCGGTCCTGGCACCGTCGAGGCGGCGCCGGTCGGACCCTGTGGCCCGGTCGCCCCCGTCGTCCCCTGGTCTCCCTTCGGTCCGGTCGGTCCGGTCGGTCCTGGCGGTCCCGCTGGTCCGGTCGCTCCCGTCGCCCCGGTCGGTCCGGTCGGGCCGGCTGGTCCTGGCGGTCCGGTCGCTCCGCCGCCCCGGTTCGCGTCGCAATAGTGTTTCGTGACGGCGTGATTTGACACGGAAGGCTCGAACGCGAGCGACAGGTTCGAGTTGTCGAGTGCCACGTCGCCGGCTCCGGAACGGCTCGACGTGCCAGCGCCCACCTTGATGTCCGGCGACGTGATCGTCGTCGCGGTCTCGGCGGCGATTTTGGCCGTCTTCGTCTTCACGGCGACGACGTTGTTCCGTTGCAGAGAGATCGCGTCCCCTTCGTCGGAGAAGATCGTCACCTCCCCCGGCTTTTGATTGCGGGGGCGGGCTTTTTGATTCGCGGTCGCGTGAACGACGCCGTTCGAGCGGTCGCCGTTGCCGAAGCTGACGAACGCGTCCGAGCCGATCGGGGCGTGCGAAGCGATGCCGTAGAGTTGCACCACCTGAAGGTTGTCGATCGTCTCCGGCGTGCCGCGCACCTTGCCCTGGACCTTGTGCACGGGTCCGGTGTCGTCGGTCGACGTGATCGTGACGGCGGCGGAGGCCATCTGCACGCGGCGATACAGGCGATCGGATACGGTCATGTTGAGGCGGTCTGTCCTGGCGGATTGAATGTCGTCTTCGCGGGCGGTGCGGCGGCGGTCGCGTTCGCGGGGTTCGGCGATGTCGGGTTCGCGTGCGTCACGCCCTCGACGGTGACGAGGCCGAGGGGTCCGGACGGTTGGACGAAGAACGCTTCGGGCGGCATCAAGGTCAGTTGCCCATGCTGTCCGCTTTCGTCGCGCGTATAGGTCACGGCGGCGATGATATAGTTCGCGTTCCGGAGCTTCAGCGCTTCGGCCTGGATCGGCGCGAGCTTGTTCACTTCCCAGAGCTTGCCGGCGCTGTCGCGCCAGGAGTCGCACTTTACATTGAACTGATAGGATTGCCCTTTCCGCTTGTTCATCTCCCAGACCGCGCGGTCGTAAACGATGTCCCTGCCGTTCACGAATTGCTCCGAGATCACGTAACGCTTGCGGAAGCGCGGAACGCCCTCGTCCCTGACGATCTTCCCCACGTCCGGCGTGTTCACCCCGGCTTCCGTGCCGAAGGTCAGGACGGACGTCAGATGCCCCTCATACTCGGAGAAGCGTCCGTCCATCGAGAACGAGACGTCGCCTTCCTCGACGTTCGCGCCGAGCGAGAAGCCGGAGGCCATCGAGTCGGTGCCGACTTTCGCGAGCATGATCGAACCGTCCGGGAGATCGTAGACGATCATTTGAGAATAGCGGGTGATCCGGTCGATTATCTCCCAGGGCGTCTCGCCGAGCAGGATGTTGAATTGCGGGATCGTCACGCCGTCGCCCGCGCTCGTCTTCACGGTGATGCCGTAGGGTTTCGCGAGTTGCTCGACGATCGCGAGCGTCGTTCCGTTGATCTGTTGAAACCCCGGTTGATTGATGTCGCCGAAGACGGCGGAACAGTCGACGAGGTCCTCCGACTTCGAGCGTCCGCTGATCCGGATCATGTGATTGCCCGCGTTGATCTGTGCGGTGTAGCGGTCGACGTATCCGGTCAGCACCAGATCCCCGCCGATCTTCACGGTGCAGGGCTGCCCCGGCTGAACGTCTATGTCGGGCGCGTTCGGATACTTCTCTGTCACCTCCAGGTCGAACGAGGACGGGATCGCGGCGAGCGGTCGCGAAACGGAGACGCGTTGCCATCCGGTAAGGACCTGGTTCCCGATCGTCAGGGTCAAGGTGTCGTTCCAGCCGGAGGGCGGTCCGTGGGAGGAAACCCCGTGCGCGTCGCTCATCGCGAGAGGCCGGCGAAGTCGAGCGGCATGAACAGCGGATGGCGGACGTCGGCAGCGGCGACGAGTTCAGGCTCGCGGGTCGTGTCCTGATAGAGCGTCCAGGCTTCCGCGAGCGACGGCATCGAGGCGGCGGTCGAGACCTCGACGAGATAGGCGAGGTTCGCGCCCCGGACGGCGAGGTCGAGCGACACGGCGGTCCGGAGGTCGCGCACGGCCTGATAGGTCGCGTCGCGTCCGGCGTCGGCGGTGCGGGTCGCCTCCGCGTCGAGGACGTCGCAGACGGCGTGGCGGAGCGCTTGGGCGTCCTGATAGCTGGCAGGACGATAGGCTTGCGTGGCGGCTCCCAGCGCGGCGCACGCGGCACATCGCAGGTTGTCGGCGATGGCGTCCTGCGCGGCGCGCGCCTCGTCCGCTGCGGCGCTCGATCCTGGCACCGGCTCCGGCACCCAGGACGCGAGCGGGATCAAGAGCCGGATCGCGTCGGCGGGATCGTTGATCGCGGCGGCGATCGCGGCGGCGAGTTGCACCGAGGCGGCGGCGAACGCGTCGGTCTGGTCGCTCACAGGAAGCTCGCGACGCGGTTCACGCTATCGGCGGCGGCGAAGACGGCGGAGCGGGTCGTCGTGGCGGCCCCGAGAAGCCCGGAGACGGTCGCGTTCGCGGCGTGCAGCGTTGACAGCGCTCCGTTGGCGAACCGCCCGTGGTAGCCCCCTGCGAGGCCCCGCACGGCCCCTACGATCTGCGAGGCGTCGGAGACGGCGCGGGTCGCCAGTCCGGTGAACTGTTGCACCGACGCGATCGCGGCGATCGGAACGGACGTGATCTGTGCCAACGCGGACCCCAGGTCGCCCCGCGAGACGGAGTTCAGCACGGCGGCGGCGGAGGTCACGGCGGAGCCGGTCGCGATCGCGGTCGTCGGATACTGCACGTCGCCTGCGAGGATGAAGGCGAACTGTAGCTCGACGTAGCGCCCGCGTTCGCGGCGATCGGTCGAGGAAAATTCGAGCAGCACGCACTGGATCGAGCCGAGCGTCGGATGGACGAGCGTCCCCGCTCCGGATTGCTCGACGACGCGGAGCATGGCGTCGCGCTGCTGGTAGACATCGTCCCCGACGAGGAACGCTTGCACCATGAACCGGCGCGGGAGCTTGCCGAGGTCCTCCGCCCACGCGTCGTCGCGATAGGGGTATTCGTGCAGCGCGATCCGGCGCCCGGCTGCGGTCTGTCCGGCGTCGAGGACGAAGCCCACGCCGCGCCAGGACCCCGGTTGTAATTGCTGCCACCACTGGCCGCCGCTCCACGAGTTGCCGGTATTGTCGATCGTCCTGGCGTTGCCGACGACTTGCGTCGCGAGGCCGAACAGGTCGGAGGTCGAGGTCGCGATCGAGCGGACGGATTGCGCGCCTTGCGAGATCGCGCCGAGGGCACCCAGAACGCCGCTCATATGCTCGCCAGTTCCTGATGCTCGACGCGCGGCGGAGCGACGTTGACCCCTGGTCCGGTCGCGCTCGCGGTGATCGCGGTATTCGGTGGCGGGTTCTTGTGCGTCACGTTGACGTCGACGACGCCGTTCGCTGGCGCGGCGGGCGGGACGGTGGCGGGCGGAGCGGTCGCTTGCGCGACTTGCACGGGCGGCGCGGCGGCGGCGGGAGGAATGGGCGGGACGGGCAGCGCTCCGGCTTGCGCGACTTGCGTGGGTGGCGTCGCGTTTCCGCCATAGGTCCGCTGCGTCGCTTGCAGGCTTGTCAGGTAATTCGACGCGGTCGCGTAGCCGCTGCGACCTTGCGCCTGAAGCCCTTCCTCGACGGTTCCGGCTGCCAACACGGGCGCGTAGTGACTCGGATGTTTTTTCAGAAAATCGACGTAAGCCTCGGCGGCGTCCTGTTTGTTTTGGAAGGTCGCGAAGCTCGCCTGCGTCGTGTAGCGCCCACCCGCGCCTTCCTCTTGCGTCGAGACCGGCGTTCCGACTCCTCCGACGCCTCCGCCCGACTTAATGCCGTAGACGTTGAATCCTCCGGCTCCGGTCGGAGTGTGCTGTCCGCCTCCGGACTCCAACGTCGCTTGCGTCGCGCCAACCTCGGCGACGACGTCCGGATGTGCGACCCCGGCCTTTACGGCGGCGTCATAGATCAGTTGCCGTTGCTCGTCATAGAAAGCGCTTTTCTGCGCTCCCGGCGCGAGCGGCGCGGGCGGCCCCGCAGGCGAGGCTGGCGCGGTCGGTCCTGGCGCTTGCTGCGATGGCGCGGGACCGCGTCCGGTCGGGGTCTGATAACCCTCGTTCCCCTGACCGCCCCGGAACAGGCGATTGCCGAGCCAGTCTAAGGGGTGCGCGGTGAAGCTCGTCCCCGGTTGCGGCTGTTGCCCCTTGGCATAGTCTTCTTCGCTGATCCCGACCTGCTGGCGGACCATTTTCTGCTGTTCGGGGTCCAGTTGAGCATAGAACGGCGAATTTTGAAGGACGTCTTCCTTCGTGAACTTGCGATTGACCAGTCCGAACAGGAGCATCGTCTTTTGGATCGCCTTGCCGATCGCTTCCGCGACGTCGAGCATGATGCGAAGCAGCGACGTGATACCCTTGATGTCTTCCTTGACTTGTTCCCAGTCGATCCCGCTGATCCAGTTCTTGAACTCGTCGCTGATATGGTCGACGGCGGCGATGATCGCGGGTTGATTCTTCTCGACGAAGTCCGCGAGCGTGTTCAATAGCGGCGTGAAGTTCGTCGCCAGTGTCGCGCTGATCTGCTGTCCGAGATGATCGAACGCGGTCGCGATGTGGCCTTGCGCTTCGGAGAACGCCTGAAGCTGGTCCTTTTGCTTGTCGCTTAGTTCCGTATATTTCGAGGCGTCGGTCATCCATTGACCGAAGGATTGATGTGAGCGGCGGAACGTCTCGACGAGGGTGTCGTTCGCGTCGCCCAGCAGTGCGGCGGAGGCGGCGGCACGATCGGCGGGGTTCTTGATCTCGCCGATCTTCCGGACGACCTCCGGCATAAGGTCGGCCATCGTGCGGAGGTTGCCGTTTGCGTCTTTGACGCTGATCCCCAGGCGGTTCAGCCAGCCGATCTGATCGGCGGACGCTTGGCCCCGGACGAAGTCGGTCTGTGTTTTGTAAAGCGCTTTCAGCGCGGCATCCATGTCGGACGACTTGCCGCCGGCGAGGCGCGTCGCGTCCTCGAATTGCTGCAACTGTTGCGTTGTCATGCCGAGGTTATCGGCGGTCGCGGTTAGTTGCTGCGACCAGTCGGCATAGCTTCCGACGAGCTTCGCCATCCCGGCGATGGTCGCGGCTCCGGTGATCGTGCCGAGCAGCGGGATCATCTCCGCCAGGGTCCGGACGACGCTCACCGCAGCGCGTCCGATCGAGGCGAAGCCCTTCGCGATCGTGTTCAGTCCGGAGACGTCCATGAAGCGCGAGACTTGCTTCGAGAGGCGCTCCATCGGCGCGCGCATCGCCGCGACCCGGCGATTGATCGCGTCGATCTGTTTCGTCGCGTTGTCGACGACGGAATAGGTGACGGAGTAACCGGCCATTACTCGTCCCTAGGCCGCTCGCGCGCGGCGATGCGGTTCGCTTGTTCTATCCACCACAGGAGTTGCGTCCCTGTCAGGTTCCAGGCGTCTTTTGGACCCCAGCCCCAGAACCGCGTCAGGTCGGCGATAAGGTCTCGCCAGTTTCCGGGGTATCGGGTTCTAATCTGCGCTGCAAAAAACCCCAGGCTTCCCGGAGTTGCGAGTTCGTCAGTTCGCCGACGACTTGCGGCGGCACCTTCGCGACTTGCTCGATCAGCGCCATCTGATACTTGCGGAAGTGCCAGGGCGTCGGGGTTTGCGTGTTCAGTTCGCGCTCCGCGCGCTCGATCTCTTTCGCTTTCGGCTCGCGGAGATGCAGCGTCGTGAACCGTTTCTTGTCGACGGTGATGTCGATCTCGATGTCGAGGACGGCGGGATTGTCCCCGATCGGATCGGCGGCGTCGAACTGATCGACGAGGGCGTCCATCACGCGAAGGTCTCCGCGACGTCCGTTCCGTCGAAGCGGACCTGAAAGGTTCCTTCGGCGGCGCGGACTTCCAAGGCGGAGACGCACCACATATTCGCGCCTCCGACGACTTTGCCGTTCGCGAGCGTGACGAGGACCTCGACGCATCGCATCTCGTTGAAACTCTCGACGGAGAGGTCTCCGGCGTCGCGGAGCGTCGCTTCGACGTAGCCTTGAAGCGGGACCTCCGAGAAGCCGTGGATCGAGTCGAGACCGGCGAGGGTCTCGCGGCGCCATCTGACGGGCGACCACGTCACGTCCGAAACCACCATATAAGCGGTTCCGTCGATCGTCAGGCCGGTGATTCCGGCCAGTCGTTCACACTGCGGCATCTAACCCTCCGGGGTGTCAGGATTTCCGGAACTGAAGCAGGATCGCGATCTGTCGAAGCTGATTGACGAGATCGACGGGCGCGAGAATCTTCACCAGCCCGTTGCCCGCGTTCTCGACGGCGACGGTCCGCGCGAAGGTCGCGGAGTTCTGCACGTAGCCCTGCTGTTCGAGCGCGCGATAGTCGACGATCACACTGGCCTTGATCATCGGCGCGTTGACGCAGTTCGAGCCGTAAAGGATCGGCGTCTGGTCGGAGACGAGCTTCTTCCGCGCGTAGCGGGTCAGCAGGTAGTCCGACATCTGCCGTGCGACGAACATCAGCCCATACATCGTCTCGACGTCGAGGTATGAGTTGTCCGCCGCGCCCGCTGCGTTGTGTTGATAGGTCGTCGCCATGCGCTCGACGATCACCGTCCCGTCGTCTCCGACGCGGAACGTCGACATTCCGTCATAGAGCAACGTATTGCGCTCGCCGAGCGACCAGCGCGCGGGGATCGGTGGAGCTTGCAGCGTCGTGTTGATGTATTGCAGCGGGAGGCCCGGATCGACGCGGAGCGACGCGGCGGACGCGGCGCACGCTTCGGTCGCCCATATCCAGACTGGATCGGGCGATCCGTTGTAAGCAACGACGCTCATGTGTTGATCGTTGCGCCCCAGCCCGAACGCGGTGCATTCGCCCAGCGTGCCACGGAAGGCGGAGAACGCCCCACCGTAGACCATCTGTTCCCATGACCAGCGACCGACGTCGTCGGCGAGGAAGTCTTTCATCTGATCAAGCGACGCGGTGTCGTTGTAGGGCAGGCAGATGAAGTCCATCGCTTGCGACGAGAGGTTGCCGAGCGCGGTCGAGAAGTCGGGATTTGCGGTGCCGCCCGCCATCGGCGTGATCGTCAACGTCACTCCCGCAACCGGATACTCGCCTCCGGCTGTGCCCAGGTAGTTCTGTTGAATGATGATGTCGTCACCCGCCTGTCCTTTGTTCTTCGCGGTCAAAGTGACGGTCGCGGACGCGACGGCGGCGGTGACGGCGAGGTTCGCGTTCGCGGTGATCGCGTTGCCCAGGCTGGTCGCGACCGCCGCTCCGAGGTCTCCGGAATTAACCCCGGCCTGCACCCGGACACCGCCGATGTAGATGTTCAGCGTGCCCGACGCGGTCGCGGTTCCGGAGATCGCGATCGTCCCGGTCGCGGCGACGCCTGCGGGGTTGTCGGCCAGCGGCAGGATGTAGAGCGGACCGAACGGATCGCGGTCGAGATAGCGGTCGGCCATCTGCGCGAGCATTGATCCGGCGCCGCACAGCGTCAGGACTTGCGCCTTGCTTTCGATCAGGACCGGCTCGTCGACGACGGCGGTCCCGGCAGGAGTGATCTGTCCGAGCAGGAGCGTGTTTTGAAGGACGGTCGCGGTGTTGGCCTGCGATGCGTCCATTTCCACGTAAACCCCCGGCACCCTGTTAGATGTCGGGTAGTAACTAAAGTTTATGGCCACGGAACGATCTCCTTTCTTGGCCGCCGTTGGTTGTCCGTGCGCCAAAGCGGACGCAGGTTCGTGTAGTGGAAGCACGCGCGCACCTGATCGTGCTGCGTCAGGTCATAACTACCGCAAGGGTTGATGTGGTCGATCTCCCAACCCTTGCGTCCGTAGTTCCCCCAGGTCATGCCCGGAAGGAACTGCGCCTCGAGGTGCGCGATCAGGTCCGGACGACTGCACCCGATGATGCCGCGCAGCTTCGCGTCGGCGTCCCAATCTCGCCCGCTTCGGCGATGGGTCATTACCTGATGCAGCGTGCTTCGCAGGTTGTCTCTGATCCTACTGTTATCGTCGGACGAGTATCGTTCGCGACGGTAATCGGGGTTCTTCAGGCGCCACCGCTTTAGGCTGGCGCGCGACCGCTCCGGCTTGACCGCGCGGTATGCGACCATCCATCGACGATTGAACTCCCGACGCTTTTCAGGGTCGGCGTATGGCACGCCTAGGCTTCCCTCTGTGGCGTTTGTGCTTCCGTGGTGGCGCCCGCCTCGACGACGTCCCTGTCGCGGAGGCGTCGCGCCCAGAACGGATCGCGCTCGTTCACTTCGCGACCGTCCTCCGTGAGCAGCGTCATGTTGCGTGGATCGCGAACCGCGCGACCCGGAGCGGGTGTCACCCTCATTCCGTCCTCCGTGTGCTAGGGGCAGGCCAAGGCCCGTCAGTCGGCGGGACAGGCGTCGCGCCGGTCGGGATTTGCACCACGGCGGCGGGCATCGTGCCGGGTGCGACGTCAGGTCCTTTGAAGATGTCCACCTCGATCGTTTCGAGCGGGATCGAGTCGGGCAGCACGCCGTCTAGTTCGGTGATCTGCCAGTCGAGGACGAACTCCCACTGGTAGAACATGCGGGCGCGGTCGAGGTCGAGATAGCGCGCTCCGGCGAAATAGGCCCCTTGTGTCATCCGACAATCGCCGAGGACGAGGTTCAGGCACGACGCGAGGACTTGCGTCTCGACGATCTCCATGTTCATCGCGGGGTCCTGGCCGCGTCGGTCGCGTTGCGCGTCAAGCTCGACGGCGATGCCGATCGTCTTGTGGATGATCTGAAACAGCCCGCCATACGTCTTGTTCGGCTCCGCGTCCTGGCCGAGCGGGAGGACGTATGCGGCGGGAAGCGGCAGCGACGTGTTGTATTCTTTTAGCCCCCGGTAAAACTCCGCCGCCCCAGCGACGCGACCGCCGAAAATCGGCGCGCGGACGCGGAGGCTGGCGATGAACCCGGCAACGATCGAGGTCGAGGGTGACGGGACGATCGCGTTCACGGCGTCGTCGCGGTCCCCTTGGTTTGCTTCCACGTCAACGCTTTGTCGAACGCGAGGCGGAGGCGTCGCGAGATGTCCGGCGCCTCTTGCTCCATCACGCGATCGAGGAAGGGACGCGGTTCGAGGACGCGGGTCCGGTAGCGTCCGCGCGCGTGGCGACGCTTCGTCCTGGTGCGCCATTCGGCGGAGGCGGCGGAGCGTCCTCCGAACGGGTTCCCACCGCCGCGCGCTCCGGCTTCGAGGAATAGCGCGTAAAACTGTCGAGCGCGGACGGCGAAACCCTCGCCCGACTTGAACGGATAGGTCCGGAGGCTGGCGCGGAGCGCTCCGGATGCGCGGACGGGCGGCTCTCCCGGCGACGACGCGCGATAGGTTCCGCCCTTGTCTCCGCGATAGTGCGTCACTCGTCCTCCGCCGCCGCTCGCGTTGATCAGGCGTTGCGTCTTCGTCTTCACGTCATTGCCGGCGGAGCGCATGAGCTTCGTCATCTCGCGCTTGTCGATCTTCACCTCGCCCCAGCTGGTCACGGTCAGCTTGAGGTCGCTCACCAGAGACCCCAGCGCGGTCCGCCGAACACGCCGACGAGCAGGAGGACGACGACGAGAAGCAGGACGATCGTCAGAGGATCGGCGCCGCCGCCGACGTATCCGGCGCGCCAGCCCCAGCCTCCGCCTGCGAGCAGGAGGACGAGCAGGACGATTAGGATCAGGGTCACGTCAGCAACCATCCGTGGCGGGAAAGAGGATAATCGCGAGGCAGACCAGCACGATTATGAGCTTCAGCACGGGATCAATTAGGAGCGGTCCGCGCGCGACGACGACGATCAGATCGACGAGCCAGCACGCGAGCCACGCGACGACGAAGTAGACGATCGCCCGTTCCTGCATCATCGCCTCTTGTTCATATCGGGTTCATTCCGGGCGGCGCCGCTGCCGCTCCGTCATAAGGTTCGGTCAGCAGTGCGTTCAGGGTTCCGTCCGCGTCGTCCGGCAGGGTCCGCGAGCGTTCAAGCTCGCACTCCATCCGGAGGAAGCGCTTCCGTCCGGCGAGTTCCATCGTCCTCCGGACGCGATAAAGCTCGCCACGGAGCGTTCCGTTGCTCGCGCGTTCGGTGACTCGGGTGACGACGTCGATCGTCGGCGGATAGTCCTGCCAGCGGATCGTGATCAGATGCGTCACCGGCTGGTCGACTTGCGTCGACTCATAGAACGTCGAGGGGTAGGTCGGTTGAATGTCGGCGCTGACCGAGGCGACGCGGGCGAATGTCTCTTGCAGCGCGAGGTCGTCGGCTGGCACCTGATCGCGGCGGTAAAGCGTCACCTTCCAGCGAAGCGCTCCGATCCCGGTCGAGGCGGTCAGTTGAC